CAACCTCGACACCAACTAATGCCTCAACAACCTCAATTTATGCCGCAACCGTTTCAACCAGCGAACCAAGACATGAGGCAGTGGGCCCGTTCTCAACCGGCGCCACCTCCGTCACGGTTGAGTACGGGTGAGATGAAATTAGAAAACCTCATACCCACGCCCGGCGGACCGCTGGATACGCAACCGGGATTTCTAGGAGGCGGCGACGATAGGTTTTCGCCTATGGCATCCAGTGCAGATATGGGTCTGAATGGACGGCCCTCTGTAGACAACACCGGCAAGTTTATGGACAACGTAACCGGGGAGATTGTAGATCGAAGGGCTGGACCCGACACTTTTACAGCCGGGTTTCAGGGCGGTCAAATGGGACCGCCTCAACAAATAGGGCAGGTGGCCGAACCCAATACTCAGCAACTGGCTAGTCAGTTACAGAACGTGACACAGCAGGTTAACCAGTTAAGCTCACACTTGGGCGTAAGTGGAGGAGGGATGACGCAAGGTCCTTCTCAATACCAACCGGGCGGCTTGCAGGGGGGCATCGGCGGGTTGTTACAAAATCTTAGGCCGGGACCGCCTCCTCCACAATACCGAGCAACAGGTCCAGTGCGCCCTCCTATGTTACAAATGACAGGCTTTCAATAGGTAGATAATTATGGCAAATGGTGATAGACCCCCAGTGTCGTTGATGGACCGTGAAGGCGGGATGCTGTCCGAAGAAGACGTTGAAGCAGTAGAAGTAGAAGCGTTACCTAACGGGTTGGCACAAATTACAGATATTGAAGGCATTGAAATCATTCAAGAAGAAGATGGCGGTGCTACTTTAGATTTTGATCCTTTCCGTAGTCGCGAAAGAGAAGACGATTTTTATGACAATTTGGCAGAATTTTTGCCAGATACGGTTATGCAACGTGTTTCTAACGATTTATTGGAGCAATATCACTCCAATAAAGCCTCTCGACAGGACTGGGAAGACGCTTATTCCAATGGTTTAGAGTTGTTAGGCTTTAATTATGAAGAAAGAACGGAGCCTTTTCGGGGCGCAACGGGGGTAACACACCCTCTTTTGGCTGAAGCCGCCGTTCAGTTTCAGGCACAAGCGTTCAATGAGTTGATTCCAGCCGATGGTCCGGTACGAACTGCTGTTTTGGGAACCCAGACTAACGAAAAAATAGAGCAAGCATCCCGAGTTCGGGACTTTATGAACTATTACATTACGTGTGTCATGGAAGAATATACGCCAGAAGTTGATCAAATGCTGTTTTACCTGCCTTTGGCGGGGTCTACCTTCAAAAAAGTATACTTTGATGACGCACTGGGTCGTCCGGTATCGAAATTTATACCAGCCGAACACCTTATTGTGCCTTATGAGGCTAATGATTTGGAAACTTGTCCAAATATTACCCATGTGGTCCGCATGTCGTTAAACGATCTGCGTAAACAACAGGTTAGTGGCTTCTACCGAGACGTAAAAGTGCTTCCTTCGCAGCCGGAAAGTAGCAGTTTATCGGACGAAATTGACTATATTGACGGCGAAAAGCCTTCTGGAGTGGATTACGACTGTACTTTATTGGAATGTCACGTCGATTTAGACATCGAAGGCTACGAAGACATGGACGAAGAAGGGGAACCGACCGGTATTAAGGTCCCTTATATTGTCACCATTAGCGAAGACAACGGAAAAGTGCTGTCAATTCGTCGAAATTACCTAGAAGAAGACCCTTTAAAGAAAAAAATCCAGTATTTTGTCCACTATAAGTTCCTTCCGGGCTTCGGATTCTATGGAATGGGCCTAATTCACACGATTGGAGGGCTTTCTAGGACGGCAACTGCAGCTTTAAGACAGCTAATTGATGCTGGAACGCTTTCAAACCTGCCAGCGGGCTTCAAAGCGCGTGGATTGCGTATTCGGGACGATGATGACCCCCTACAACCGGGTGAATTCAGGGATGTGGACGCCCCCGGAGGCGTTATACGCGACAGTTTGATGCCTTTACCCTTTAAAGGCCCGGATGGCACGTTATTTCAGCTTTTAGGCTTTGTGGTAGATGCTGCACAGCGTTTTGCCACGATTACTGACCTGAAAGTGGGCGATGGTAACCAATCCGCGGCGGTGGGCACGACAATCGCCATGATTGAGCAGGGTGCGCGTGTAATGAGCGCCATTCATAAGCGTCTACACTACGCAATGAAGATTGAATTCAAGATACTTTCCAGGGTTATGGCAGAAAGTTTGCCACCTGTTTATCCTTATCAGGTTCCGGGTGCAGAACAGGCGGTAAAATCCACTGATTTTGATGATCGAGTCGATGTTCTTCCCGTATCGGACCCAAATATCTTTTCACAAAGCCAACGGATTGCTTTAGCGCAAACAGAGCTACAAATGGCTATGCAAGCCCCTGAAATACACAATATTCCAGAGGTTTACCGGCGTGTTTACGACGCAATGGGCGTGAAAAACGTCAATCAGATCCTGAAAGCAGATGCCCCAGACGAGCCGTATCCTAAAGATCCTGCTCGTGAAAACATGGATGTGCTTGAAAATGTTCCTTTACAGGCGTTTAAAGGTCAGGACCACATGGCACACATACAGGCTCACCTGATTTTTGCAACGGGAGGAATGGCGTCTTCTTTACCGCAAGTTGGCCTAGCTATTCAGAAGCATATTTTGAATCATGTACAATTGATGGCGGAAGAACAGGCAGAACAAGCGTTTATGCAGCAAAATCCCAATGTAGCACTAACCAATCCTGAAACTAACCAGCCGTATCAGGCCCTAGTTTCCCAGTTTGTTGCTCAAATTATGCAACAAGTTGTTCAGATGGGTCAGCAATTGCAACAGGCAGGACAGCCGCAGGAGCAGCCGGGACCAGATCCGTTGATTCAATTGAAACAACAAGAGCTTCAGTTGAAATCTCAACAGGAACAAAACGACGTATCACGAGAGCAGCAGGAAATTGAGCTTGAAAGACAGAAGCTTGCTCAACGTGAAGCAAATTTCCAGCAACGGTTAGCAAGCCAAGAGGCGCAAACCCAAGCTAGAATAGACGCAGGGATCGAAAGAGAACTATTGAAACAAAGAGGTGATCGATGAGGACTGTAAAAGTTAATGGTGCGCCAATTAAAGAGCCGCCAAAACCTACGACTAAAGCCGAGATAAAGGGACAAGGCAGTATTCCTTTTGCCCAACCTAAAACGGTTAAAACGCCAAAAGCCGACAAGGTTAAAATTACCAAGGGTAATTGCCGTGGTATGGGCGCTGCAGAGCGTGGAGGACGCTTTACTATTGCTTAAAAACCTGCGATAGTATCGGACTTACTCAGATAGTAAAAGATAGGTGAGTATTGGACGGTCTGGACGTAGTACAGTTTGTACAAAAAACACTAAAAGGCCGCAAATCCCAAATTCAGGAACTCATGTCTGATGGCGGGGTAAAAGATATGGAACATTACAGAGAATGCATGGGTGAAATCAGAGCGTGTGATTACGTTTTGGTTGAACTCTCTGAAATGCTAAAAAAACAGGAAGAACAAGATGCCTGAAACGAATGAAGCAGAAGATTTATCTGATTGCTACGTCGCAGAAGAGGAAAGGGTACTAGACCCGTCCTTGGTAGATAAAAGTGTTATTGATCGATTACCCCAGCCCACTGGCTGGCGTATTTTAATCGCCCCGTTTAGACCGTCTACAAAGAGTAAAGGCGGTATTTTATTGAGTGAAAAAACGTTGGAAGAAGACGTAGTTCAAACTCAAGTGGGTTATGTTCTTAAAATGGGGCCTTCGGCCTATCAAGATAAAGAACGTTATCCAGCGGGCCCGTGGTGTAAAGAGCGTGAGTGGGTGATTTTTGCCCGTTACGCAGGTTCCAGGTTTCGTTTGAATGGTGAGAAGAAGGCCGCTTTTGGAAGCGAAGTTCGGATTCTCAACGATGATGAGATATTAGGAACTATTTTAGACCCCAATGACATACATCTTAGTTAAGGAGCGGCACTATGGCAGAAGCAAAGCCCAAGCACGAGCCCGATGACGGTCAAATTGATTTAGAATTTACCGAAGAAGCGCAAGAAGTTACTTTAAAGGATGACGATGATTCTGTAGAGGAAACCTCGCCAGAACCGGTCGTTGAAATTGCGTCCTCTGAAGAAGACGAGCACGAGCAATACAGTAAAGGCGTCCAAAAACGAATTAATCAGCTAACCAAGCGTTCGCGAGAAGCAGAACGCGAAAGAGAAGAGGCTATTAACTATGCCCAACAGGTTCAGGCTGAAAATTCTTCTATTAAGCAACGCCTTCATAACTTAGATAAGAATTATATTGATGAATACGGCAACCGTGTTTCTTCTGAGTCGGAAAGAGCTAAAGAAGAACTCAAGAGCGCGATTGAAACCGGCGATACAGATCGTCAACTTGCTGCACAAGAGAAGATATCTCAATTAGCGGTTGCAAAAGATCGTCATGCACAGGCTGCAGCGCAACGTGAAGTACAGGCTGCTCAATATCAACAAGAAATCCCCCAACCGGTTTACCAACCCGCTCCCCAACAGCAACGGCCAGACCCGAAAGCTGAAGATTGGGCAGAAAACAATAGCTGGTTTGGTCAAGATTCCGCTATGACCTTTGCTGCATTTGGAATTCATAAAGAATTAATCCAAGAGAAAGGTATGGACGGGACCAGTAACCAGTATTATGATGCATTAGATTCAAGGATGAGAGAGGAATTTCCTCACAAGTTTGAAACTGAAGAGGCCCCCTCATCCCGACGCACCTCGCAGACTGTTGCGGGTGTGTCTCGTCCTAAAAAGGGACGCGGCAGACAGGTTCGACTCTCCCCGAGCCAAGTCACTATTGCCAAAAGATTGGGAGTGCCACTTGAAGAGTACGCAAAATACGTGAAGGAAGATTAATGACAGAATCTACAGATGAAAATATGGACGCTATCAAAAAGACTTCTCGCGCTAAATCATCGAGAGCACAATCGGCTAGGCGTAGGCCGTGGGCTCCACCGTCGAAATTAGATGCACCGCCCGCACCTCCGGGGTTCAGACATCGTTGGATACGTGCCGAAACTCGTGGTGTAGAAGACACGAGTAATATAACTGGCCGTTTACGCGAGGGTTATGAACTAGTCCGAAAGGACGAGTATCCGGACTTTGAAGCTCCTGTTATGGAGACGGGTAAATATGAGGGTGTATTTGGAGTTGGCGGATTGCTTTTAGCTAGAATTCCGCAGGAAACAGTGGACGAAAGGACTGCTTATTTTGCATCAAAACATGCAGACCAAGTAGAAGCTGTTGAAACGGACATTTTACGTGAAAATGCACATTCCACGATGCGGATTGACAAACCTGACCGTCAATCTCGCGTTACTTTTGGTGGTTCTCGTAAGTAAGGTTTTAGGAGACTAATATGGCTAATCAGGAAACCGCTTACGGTCTGCGTCCAATAGGACTAACAGGCAGTGCCGCAAATTCTACAGGTTTGACGAAGTATGAAATTGCTTCTGACAACACTAATGCCATCTATCAATACAGCTTAGTAATCCCTCTCGCCGCTGGCGTGATTGATCAAGCTGGTGACACTGCGGGCGGTACTACCGCTGCGCTAGGTGTCTTGATGGGCGTAGAATATGTTGATTCTGCTTCTAAGAAGACCGTATTCAAAAACTACTGGCCCGGATCTAGCAACGCAAGCGTTGACACGAATCATCCTGTCAAGGCTCTTGTTGCTGATAATCCGATGCAAACTTTCCAAGTGGCAAGCGACGCGACTTTAACGAATCGCGCTACAGCACTAGCAGCTATTTTTGCTAATGCAAGCTTGGGAACTTCTGCACGGACGGGTTCAACAAACACGGGTCGATCTAATTCGGCGTTGGGTGTTTCTACCATAGCAACTACGGCAACTCTTCCGCTCAAAGTCATGGGTATCGTCGATGACGATGCTAACAGTGATTTTTCTGCGGCAGGTATCCCGTTGATTGTGAGGATAAATTCACACTACAATTCTCCGAATGCGCGATTCGATTCTCAAACCACTGCCACAACAACTGGCATCTAAGTTTAGGAGGTAATCATGGCTATTACTCGCGCACAATTGGCGAAGGAGCTTGAACCCGGCTTAAATGCTTTGTTCGGGCTGGAATATGATCGTTATGACAACGAGAGTGCAGAGATCTTTGAAGAGGAATCTTCTGATCGAGCATTTGAAGAAGAAGTCATGCTTTCAGGGTTTGGTACTGCTCCGGTTAAAGCGGAAGGTAATGCAATTTCTTTTGATGACGCGCAGGAAACTTATACTGCTCGTTACACTCACGAGACAATTGCGTTGGCTTTTTCAATAACTGAAGAAGCTATCGAAGACAACTTGTATGACCGACTTGCTTCTAGATATACCCGTGCTCTTGCACGTTCTATGTCTCAGACTAAGCAGGTACGTGCTGCAACTGTATTGAACAATGCCTTTACGGCAGGTGCTTCAGCCATCGGGGATGGTGTTGCGCTTTGTTCTTCTTCTCACCCTTCTCTATCGGGTAACCAACGTAATCTACTCAGCACTGCTGCGGATCTCAATGAGACTTCGCTTGAGCAAATGCTGATTGATATCGCTGGCCTTACCGATGAAAGAGGGCTAAAAATTGCGGTTCGAGGAATGAAGTTAATCATTCCTAAAGAGCTTCAATTTATTTCAGAAAGAGTTTTGAACTCTAATTTGCGACCTGGAACGGCGGATAATGATATTAACGCCAACAAGTCAATGGGTATGCTACCTGACGGTGCAGTGGTTAATCACTTCCTCACGGATACTGATGCCTTCTTCATCAAGACGGACGCGCCTAACGGCTTTAAATTGTTCCAAAGGACTCCAATCAAAACGGCTATGGAAGGTGACTTTGACACTGGAAATATGCGTTTCAAGGCTCGCGAAAGATATTCTTTCGGTGTGTCTGACTGGAGATCTGTGTTCGGAACTCCGGGCGCGTAGCAAAAGCATTGGGGGGCAACATTGTTGCCCCTTTGTTTTTCCGGTATAGTTACATTTTATTCTGGGAATAAATAGCTCTAGCGACTGTCCCAGCAGACACTTACGAAGACTCTAGAGCAAATCCTTTCGTAAGGAGGTATTAAAGTGGCACAGACAACCTTTTCTGGCCCAGTCCGATCCCTTGGTGGTTTCATTAGTGCTGGCTCAACCAGCGTAGTTAGCTTAACGGCTGATACTACTCTGACTGTTGCGGCTCATGCAGGAAAACTATTGCTATGTAACGACGCTGACGGCAAGTTTACTTTGCCTTCAATTGTTACTACCACTCCGGGGGATTCAAGCGATCCTAACCAGTTAAATAACTTAGGGGCAACTTTTACCTTTTTGGTAATTACTGCAGCTACCGATATGGATATTTTAACCGACGGCACAGACAAGTTCGTTGGTGGTCTTTATCTAGGTAAAAGCGATGCGGCAGGAAAAACTTTCATGTCTGCTTCGTCTAACGATGTTATTACGATGAACGGCTCCACTAAAGGCGGCATTGTAGGAACAACCGTTACATGTTATGCAGCAGCTAGTGCTAAATATGTTGTTACAGGGATAGCCCTTGCTTCTGGCACAGTTGTTACTCCATTTGCTGAC